TTCTCGTTGATCTGCTCGACAATGTCTTTGGCGAGGCTGGGCAGCAGCGGCTTGTCCATCGCCCAGACCAGGCCAAGCGCGACGGTGTCGGCGAGGATCTGCGCGGTGCGGCAGGCGCTTTCGAACACGAAGTCGCTGTCGGGCGCGGCGCAGGTGCGGTTGCCCCAGAAGCGCAGCTCGCCCGCGATACGGACGACGGTCACCAGCTGCGACGCGTTGAGCACGTTGGCGTCGCATTCGGGGTCCTGAATGTCGAACGTCACGTCCGCCGCGAGGCCGTCGATTTCCGGCAGTGCGACGTTGGAGAGCGTCTTGTGCCAGCCCTGCTCCTGGTCGATCGCGGCGCGAGCGCCCATCGCGACGGCTGCGACCGGGACGCCAATGCTCGCACCGCCCGCGCCGTAGGGCGCCGTCACGCTCGGCCAGAGCAACGTCAGTTCGCGCGCGTCGGGGAACAGCGCACGGTGCGCGATGACCTCGCCGCGGTCGTTGCCGATCGCGTACGCATAGACACGGGCGCGCAGGCGGCTCGCGACGGCGACCATCGCCTTCGTCACCAGCTCTCCCTCGAGGCCGGGCGCGCCGATGATCCGAGGATGGAGGTTCAACTGGGCCGAGGCGGTCAGCAGCGCCTGCATGCCGGTCTTCACGCCGGCCACATCGGTGCCGATGACTGCGGTTGCGGTGTCAGCCGGCGTAGCGCCGGGCGCGACGCGCACCACGACGATCGGCGCGGTGACCTGTCCTGCGATGGCGACCAGGGCGGCGCGCAGCGTGCCGCCCGCACCGGCCTTCTCGATCGCGTCGTCGAGGTTTGTCACCTTGACCGCGGTGTCGAGCGGGAATGCGCCGGCAACCGCGTCCGGTGCGGTTGCGACCAGGCCAATGACGGCGGTGGCGACCGTCGCGATGCCGCGGGTCGATGTCTTGACCTCGGTGACGTTGATCCCGTGGAGGAAGCTCATGTGCGGACCTTTCAGGCGAGCGCCGACAGGGCGCGGATGGTGGACGAGATGGAAAAGGCGGGGGCGGCACTCGTGTCGGTGCGCCGGCCGGTGACCGTGATGACGGCGTCGTGAGGGAGCTTTCCGGACGAAAGCACGACACGGGAAATACGGGCGCGACCTTCCTGACGGAGTAGGGCGAGCGCCGCAGCGGCGAAGATCCGCATCCGGCCGAGATCGTTGTTCGGCTGATCGAGCAGTTGCGGAATGAGCGAACCGTACTCGCGCCGACCGAGGCGACTGCCGAGAGGGGTGCCGAGGATGTCGCCGATCGACTGCGCGAGGTGATCGGCTCCAGCCAGCGGCGCACCAGTGTTGCGATCCATGCCCATCATTGCGGCGGCCCCGACATCGCGCCACCTGCCTGCACGTTCGTGTGGACGTGGTCCTTGAGGCTCTTGCCGCCACCGACGACGTCCGCGTCGCCGGTTACGGTGCCGGTCGCGCGGATGTCGCCATCGACCGCGAGGTCGCCCTTGAACGACAAGCCACCGTCCGCATCGATCCGGACGGTCGCGCCGGCCGGCAGGATGGCCGTGAGCGTGTGGGTCCTGGGATCGTAACCGATCCGTGCGCGGTCCTGATATTCGGTGAGGGTGGAGTCGTCGTTCGCGGGGTGCGGATGAGCGTCGCTGGACAGGCTGCCGATAATGATACCGCGCGCGGTGTCCGCCTCGGGTGCGAGGACAACGACCTGTTCGCCGATCGCGGGCGGTGACCAGGTGCGGGTGGATCCGGCGCGGCTGGCAAGCCATGGAATGTCGCCCGTCGTCAGATCATCGGCGAACTGGACGCGCGCGGTTCCGGCATCGAGATCCACCGATGCAATGGTGCCTTCGCGCGCAAGATCGCCAATGAGGCGCTGAATGTCGGCAGTGTCGGCCATGTCCGCGACCATGCGCGGGATGGTCGAAGAGGCGAGAGCGGACTCTTGTAGAAACGCATTCTACAAGAGTTTGGGCATCAGGCCGCTTTCTCCAGAGCCAGTAGACGAGCCTCCAGGGCGTCGCCGCGTTGCCGCATGCGCGCGATCTCCCGCCGCTGCCATGCGGCCTCAATCGCGAGGCATTCGACGTAGCGCAATCCCCACAGATCGCCGGCTGGCCGCGTGACCTGCGACACGCCAGTGTCCTCCAATTGCGTGACGGTCTTCTTCTCGATCTCGACGCGGTACCGCACCGTGACCGGCTTCAGCACAAGTTCACCGTCGTTGCCGATCTGCGGCAGCGTGGTCGTGTCTTCGCGGTTGCCGTTCGGATCGAGCACGATCTTTTCGTAGCTCTTCTCGACCTCGACTTCCTTCATGGTCGGGCCGGTTTCCTCCGCCCATTCGTCCCGGCACACCGGCGCAAGATCGAACGGGTCGATTCCGCGCTTCTTCAGCGCCGCATAGACATCCTGCGCGATCAGCCCGAAGTGCCAGCGACGGCCATCGGTGAATTTGAACCGCGACCAGCAGACGTCGCCCCATGCGTCGAGCAGCAGGTCCGAGATATCGCCGATCTCGGTTTTCTGGCGCTTGTCCGAGGTGCTGATTTCCGGCGATGCTGCATAGACGACCGAATACCGGTTGCCGGGACCGCCGAGCGAATAGGCGTTGTCGTTTGCGGGCTGTACGCCCTCGCTTGTCAGGGCGCCGTTCACCTTGACCCAGCGCGCCTTGAAATCGCCCCCGATCAGTTCCTCATTTTCGTTGGTCGCGATGAAGAGGCGGTCGCTTCCCTTCCACAGCATGCCGGATCTGTTGCCGATCGCGACGTTGCCATCCCCCTGCACATCTCGAAGCGAATAGGGCGATAGCGCCGTGTTGTAGTTGCCGTGAAGGAGATACTCCATCGCGCCCGGCGCAATGGCGGTATTCCCGATCCCGTCGATCAGCGACATCAGCGCATGGATGTTGATCGCCGTATTCTGCACGGCGGTCGTTGCATATTGGAGCGCCTGGGTTCCGCCGGCGAAATTGGCGGACCCTGTCGTCAACGAGGCGCCAGCCTCCATGCCGTCCAGCGTATTGTTGAAACCAGTGGTGAGCTTGCCGCCCGCGAAGGGGCCGTTGGTGACGTTGTAGCCGGCCGGGCCAGTGCCGCTGCCCGCGCCCATGCCGATCGACTGCGACACCCGCGCCGTGTCGATCTTGATATGTTGCGTGGTGACGGCGAGATGCGTCGCGATCGGGCCGACATAGATGTTCTCGATCGTCGTCGTCAGCCCGACGAACCAGTCATCCATCCACTTCTCGGTGATGACCAGGCCGGTCAGCGTCGCCTCGAGCACCATGACCGTCAGGTTATCCCAATATGCGTAGCTCGTGTTGCCGATCCAGATGCAGTCGCGCGTCCCGTCGTTGCCGAAGCTGACGGGATGCTCGGCGAGGATCCGGTGCTGCCCCTCGACGCGCGCCGTCTGGTAGTTCCACGCGCCGTCGTTGCGACCGCCGATGTGGAAGGTCAGGTGCCCATAATGATCACGCACCAGGATGCGCAGCGTGATTTCGCGCGGATCGATCCCGACCGGCAAACCGATCTTCACTGCCCCCGTCTGGTTGACGCCCCCGTTGAAATAGGTCGCATTGCGCGGGAACAGGACGTGGTTGCGCGCCGCGCTTGCGAGCGTCCGGGGACGCGAGTCCGCGTTCATCAGCTCGGCCACCTGTGCCGGCGTCGCGCGTACCATTGCATTGCCCTGGAGCATCGGCAGCATCTCGTTGCCGGTGAGGGCCGCGACCGAGGGAAGCTGGGTTATCTTTGCCACGATGAACGTCCTTCGGTGTTGCTATCGGCCGCGCGCGAACCAGCGGAAGCCGCCGGCAGCATCGGCAGTTGGCGTCTTGTGATTCTGGGCGAACAGCAGCGCGTGGTCGGCCGCCAGCGCGACCTCTTGCACGGTCGACTGGCCGTCATCGGTCCGCGCACTGTTGATGATGGTCGCCCACAGGCCGTCGCATGCGGTGTCGAACGGCCAAGGAAAGGCGAGCGTGAACGCCGCCTCGGCGCCCGGTAACGGACTGACACCCTGCATCTCGATCGTGCCGTCCGAAAACCGGCGATAGCGGCTGGCGCCGTCGACCCGCGTCTCGGCAACGAAGACGACGCCCGCGGCTGCGAGCGCGGTGGGGGTGACCGCCAGATCGGTGCGAAGGCCCGCGCGAACGTCGGCGCCGCTCGCGCTGTCGACGGTCAGCGTGATGTTGGTGCCAAGCGTCCCGCCGCCCTTCACCAGGCCGGCCCCGTAAATTACTCGGGCGCGCAGACCTTCGATCGCCTCGGTAACGGCATCGATCGCCGTGGCGATCATTGCCTTCACCACCGCGCCGGTCGTCGCACGTGCGGTGTCGCCGCCTTCCGCCTCGATCAGTGTCGCGAGCTCGACGACGCCCTTGCGCTCTGACGTCGCTGGCGGGTTGAGGAAATTGGTGTCGCCGAAGGTGATGGCGTCGATGCCGGCTTCGGGAAAGGCGATGTCGATCGCCAGCGCGAGCATTGAACCGGTCGCCTTCTCGGCGATCGGATCGGCCTGGCTGTACGTCGCGAACAGCGTGCCATCGCCGAGCCAGAGCCCGAAGCCGCGCACGACATAGCTGATCGCGGCATCGTCCTGCACGGTCATGTGCACGATATTGTCGCCGACCGACGCGCCCGAGACGGTATCGATGCGGCGGAATTCGCCGGGCAGCGCGGTCAGCGTGGGCGCGGCGACGAAGGCGGCATTAGATAGGCCGACTTCCGTGACGGTCAGGTCGACGCCGGTGTCGGTCTGCGCCGCGGTGAACCGGCCAAGGCCGGCCGTCGTCATAACGAGCTTGAGTGCGATCATGGCCGGGTATCCAGAAAACTGCCGGTCGCGCCATCCTCGATCGGCTCGCCATCCTCGGTCTGGAGGTAGGCTGCCCAATCAGGCGAGGTGTCGACGGTCAGGAGCGCATCGGCGCGGGTGTAGGAGATCGCGCGCAGCACGGCCTGTAGGCCGATCGCGCCGGCCGCGGTGATCTGCTGCACGAGACGCATGTGTTCGCGCAGCGGTTTAACGCGCCCGACCTCGCGGATGATCGACTCCGCGAACGCAGCCGACGCGCGGCGCCCGCCGGCCGCGACGCCGTCGCCGGTGACCATCGGCAGGATGACGTCGAAGGTATGGGCAGGACGGCGCGGCTCGGCTTCGTGCCATTCGACGAGGCGCGCGAGCTGATCGAAGCGGCTGAGGACCGTCTCAACCGATAGCCGCGTGCCCTTGTGACGGTGGAGCGCGATCGAGGTGGCGACCGCGCCGCGCTTGTCCTGTTCCGACCAGTCGGCGTCCCATGTGTCGACCGACAGGCCCCATGCGAGCCACGGCAGCAGCTCGACCGGGCACGTCATCGGATCGTCGAGGTCAGGGGGCGATGCGACGTCGACGATGCGCGCGGCGCCCGCCTCGAGCGCGCGTTCGAAGCGCGTTGCGTTGGGTGGCAGGAGGCTATTCATCATAGCCCGCGTGACGCACGTCGATGCCGGTGCAGAGCGCGGCCTGCGTCAGGTCGCAGACGATCGACGCGGCGGGCGAGACGATCTCAACGCGCTGGACGCCTTCGACGGTCAGCGCCGCGTACAGTCCCGACAGGGCGATATCCCGCCCGAGCTTGCGTGAGTCTGCCAAGTAGCGCGTCAGCTTCGCATTCGCGGCCGTCAGGATGAGCGCGGGATCTGGACCCGAAAAGGTCCACAGCTCGGCGATGACCATGAACGGAATCTGCTCGGCCGGCGCAACCGATACCTGATCGCCAAGCGGCCGGATCGTCTTGTCGGTCACGATCGCCCGCACTTGATCGAGCAGCGCGGTGGATGCGGTGCCGTCGCCTTCGACCGACAGCACGGACACGAGGACCTCGCCGGGCGCCGGCGACGTGGCGCTGGCGTCGAGCACCAGGCCGCTCGCATCCTTGGCGTGCTTTACATAGGCGAGTTCCGGCCCTGCGACCGAGAAGCCCTCGGGGCCGAGGACGATGCGCGCCCGCAAGCTGTCGTCGCTTTCATAGACCGGCGCTGTGCGGGTGGCGCCGTTCGCGGGGGTGACGATCAGGCGGGCGACGCCGATCGCGGCGCCGAGGTGATCAAGGGTCGAGCCGGTCGCATAGGCGACCAGGCGCTGTTGCAGGCGTTCGTTGAAATCCGCGCGCAGCAGGATCTCGTCATAGGTGGCGACCTGCAGCACCTTGACGGCTGGATCGCTGTCTATGGTCGCATCGAACGACGGCAGCAAAGCCCGGACGCGCGCGACCTTGCGCTGGAAGATCGTCTCGTAATCCAGCTGCTCGACGATAGTCGGGGGATCGAAGCGCGATAGATTGACGGTGGAGGGACTGGAGGTGGCGGCCATGATAAGCCATGTCGGCGCGGGCCTGCGCGCATGGCTATGCCGCGCTCTTGTTGAAACGCATTCTACAAGAGCGGAGATTGTCGCCTATCGCGAACAGCGATCACGGCGAAGCCGGTCGGCAATCTCCTATTCCGGCCATTCCGCTTTCGCCCAGTTGCGGACATGCGACGTTCTTGCCAACCTGTACGTTGGTCCTAGCTTTCGTCCATAAGGAGCGGCTTATGTTTCGTGTTGCGTTACTAGCGGCATTATCAGCGGCTACTGTACCGGTTGCGGCGCAGAAAGCGGACGTTCCGGCGATCCTTCCCGATGCGTCGTCGGGAGACGACATCATTGTCACCGCCTTACGAATACCGCGCGAGAGGCTTCCGACCGGCGTTTACTGGAACTATCAATCGATGCTTCCGAGCAAGATTGCTCGTGAAA